CGTTCGGGGTTTCAAACCGTAGCCGTCGCTGGCGGCTTTTTCAAGCGTCGTCCCATACACGCGCCGCACTTCACGAGTAAGTTGAGTTATAGTTTTATACACACCCGAGTAAAACATACCAAAACATACTTCGGGTTTCAAAAAACTTGTATATTCTTGTAAGGGGTCAGTGCCTCAACATACATCTGTGTCGCCAGTGCCCAACATACATCCGTGTCGCCAGTGCCCAACATACATCCGTGTCGCCAGTGCCCAAGGCGATATTTGAAACAAACGACGAGCGGCATCACAAGTAAGAACAATGTCGAAACCGAAACCGACAGTCATTGAAGTCCTCAAGGACATTGAAGTCCTCTTGACGCAAAACGGTTTCGACGATTTTAAAAACGCGCACGAAGAAGCGTTTATCGACAGATTGCTCCTTTTAAAGGAAACGATAGCGTCCGCTTTCAGCGTGGATAGGTTGTTCCACAAAAGCCCCACGCCCGTGCCTGCTCCTCTTATTGCTGCTGGTGGTGCTGCTGCTGTTCCTCCTTCTGCGGGTGGTGGTGCTGCTCCTCCTCCGTCCTGCCAGTTCTGCCAGCCTTCCTTGTTTCCTGATGAAGCCAAAGCCCGCACACATTGCGATAACACCTACGGGGTGAGAAGATTTGGCAAACAGCCGAAGCCGTATGTTTTTGCGGAAGGCATTGACGCCTTCAGCGCGGTGGTAGGTGGGATTGTCAGTTGTGGTCAAGGTCCTGTATTTGCGAATTCTATCGCAGACAAGATTTGTTTTCAGGTGTGATTTTTTTTATTGAATTCGTTTATGAATTAACCAATCATTAGGGACAAAAGCCGCTTGATGCTTTAAACGGCGCTGACAAGAGTGACTATTGCTCGCTTCAGCGTAAAGAAGTGCCTGGGAAGCCCCAGCCAAAACCAGAGAAAGCCCGGCCCTACGGTGGTCCTTACGGGTATGTTTTATTGTTGTGTATTTATCAATCGTCTAACTCTTTCAACAGCAAATGTAACTGTGATTTGGCGATATGGAGACAAGGGCTGGATGAGGAGGCGCACGATTTAAGAGTGGAAGAACGAAATCGAAAGAGACGCGAACGGGACGAGAGGCTCAAGAAACGCAAGGTGAATGATAGCGACAGCAGTGATGATGTTATCAGCGACGATACTGTTGAGGACAAAATCTACAATTATATGGATTTAATGAATGCCGTTGATGAGAATGAAGATGACGATGAATAATAAGCATATTCTGTATAATGATTTTTTTTTAAATAAAATAAGAACAAACCGTGTTTTATAGTTTTATATATTTATTATAGAGCTCACAATTTCGTCGTATGACTTGTTTGGATTTCGCGCTTTGAGAAGCCGCATATGGTCGTTGTATTCTCTTTGCTTCAGCCCGTGCTGAACAAGTTTTAATATTCTATAAATTGTGTGTCGCCCACAAGTTTCAATTTTTGGACTGTCGTGCTGATATGTAATGTTGTTTTGTAAGAGCTTATGCCCCGAACTATTCATCAGTTGCGAAAGATAAGGGGCGACTACGCCGAGTTGTTTATTGACTGAACTTGTATTCCAAGTCAGTGGTTCGTCCATCTCGCGAGCGTAAGGGTCAAAATATTCTAAGGTGGAGCGACCAAATCGTTCAGGATATTTTAACACACTCACCCAGTGCCCTTCGTTTGGTGACGTTTCGTATAACAAAACAATAAAGTCGGTCGCATTCGGCATCAACTCGTCAATGTGTTTGATTTTTTTCAGCGCACTATATTTCAATATCTTCGCGTCCTGACCAATGTATGTTTTCATTTCAGTATCGTCAATAGGGTCGTCCATAATTTTTTCAATCTTGGCTTTCATTTATATTATACAAGCAACATAATAAATCTTGCTCAATCATATACGAATGTCTTACTTCTTGACCAGGAGAGTAGCAAAGACGGAGGATGAAATCGATAATTTGAAGGCTTCCGTCAGCACCACGAACGCGGCGGTTTCAATCATAAGCGGAAACATAAATAATCTTAACACCATAACTGGAAACATTCAAAGCAATGTTTTTTTACTTCAAGGAAATGTAAGTCAGCTTCAAACATCAACTCAAAACTTTTCCGGAAACATTCAGTCGTTGAGCTCTTCCATCAATGCGTTGAACGGCAACCTTGTTTCAATAAACAATGCGATAGGGACTTTACAATTACACAACTTAACATCGGGCGGCGTGAATGCGACGGCGAACAATTGGTCATCGGTTTCATTCTTTTCAAATTTAACCGCTGGAACATACTTATTTATGGTGTATGGACACATCGATTACGCAATTGCTTCTACAGCAACATTTCAAGTAAGAATAGCCAACATTTCGGCTGGAACATCATTTACTACACACAATTTCTGGGGAACATTGACGGCAGGGCAATCAAGACAGCCCGTTTCGCTATCACAAGTCGTTGAATTTACAGGCACGATTTCGGCGGGGCCGCAAGTTTATCACGACGGAAACGGAACGGTATTGTTCTATTTAAACACATCATACACACGGATAAAATGATACCGTGTTAATAAAAATCTCATCACAACATATATTCAATGGTTTATTTTTTAACAAGAAGACTTAACAGCACGCAACAAACTGTGGAAGACATTACTACAAGCGTTGTTTCAATCAACGGTAACATTTCGTCCATCAACGCGACGATAGGAAACGCGCAAAGCAGTATTTCAACCATTCAAAGCAATGTTTCATCCATTCAAAGCAATGTTAGCAGTATTACAAACAATGTTGTTTCAATCAACAGTAATATTTCATCGTTAAGTGCGACCCTTGGAAACACGCAGACTAATATTTCCACCATTCAAAGCAATATTTCAGTTTTACAAGCCAACATAGCGGCAATGCCGTCTCCAGCATCGTTTTCAAACACAATCGTTTATTTTGGAGCCGCAACAGTCACGACAGCGAATAAATTGTATTACTTGAACGACGCGGGAAGCTGGGTGTTGGCGAACAATTCAAATTCAAAGGGAAAACTTTTGGCTGTATCAGTAGGAACGAACAGCTCTACAAATGGGATGTATATCGCTTCTAATCCAAACAATTTACAAATATCGGTTGCGGATGCCGCCATCGGCGACGCTGTATATGTTTCTTCTGTCGCTGGCGAGCTAACAGGAAAGCAGCCACCTGGACAAGACTTGAGCTTGGTTCGCCAAGTGGGATATAAAATATCGGCAACCGAGGTCAAATTTTATTTGTATCCAATATATATAACACCAATGGGAAGCAACGGTTACGGTATAGCGACACAAATAGGTGGAACTTCCTCCACTATAACGGACACGCATCAATTTACACTATTTTCATACACAGCGTTATCAGGAACTCGCACTTTCACAATAAGTGTTGCTGGTTTATTTGATATTTTGATGGTTGGCGGGGGTGGAGGCGGCGGAAGCGGAGTTGGATATGGAGGAGAAGGAGGCGGTGGCGGCGGAGCTGGTCAAGTTATAGTGGAAACATTATATCTTCCTGTCGGGACATACGATGTAAATGTAGGAGCAGGAGGCGCAGAAAGTGTTGGAGGAAGTATTCAATTTGGCGGTTCGTCAGGTTTTAATTTACAACCAGTCAATTCGGCTGGAACACTCAAATATGAAGCATTAGGAGGAGTTTGTGGCGGTTCATCTTGGGGTGGCGGTCAAAAGGGGTATCATTCGGGAGGAGCATCCTATCGCGGAGGCTATGGAGGGAATGGGGCAGTTTCGTCAATTGGAATTTATGGAAGTTCTGGCGGTTCTTCAAATGGTTCAGGAAACAACGGCGGCGGTGGGGGGGCAGGAGGCAATGGCTCTCAACGAACCTCAACAACACCGCCATCGGCAACAAATCAAGGAGGTGGTGGTGTAGGAATAACGACAACCTTTACAGGAAGTTCTCAAACATTTGGTGTGGGAGGTTGCGGGGGTGGTAACTCAGGAACAGTTCCCGCTGCCCCTTCATCAAACACAGGCAGTGGCGGAGCAGGAGCTATTACGACAAATTCAGCTCAAAGTGGAGCAAGCGGTTTATTCTGTGTTCGTTTTAGAATATAGGCAAGCAACAAAAAATATAATCGGTTAGATATATATACAACTGGAATTTTCAATGAATTCAGGCGACCACATTTATGTAGACTTGAACGCTTTCAATTCATCAACCCAAAACAAAAAACAGACACTTTTATTAAGCGAGCGAAGAAACGGCGCTTTTCTGTTTGACGCGAGCCAATACTATATGACGGTAGCCAGATTTTACTTGGAAAACCCGCGTTTTCCCGTCATCATTCCCATTGTTGATTTATCACAAACGGTATCGCCCAGCGTCAATCAACTTATTTATGAGGTTTCAATGGAATATTTTAATGGCGCCACAACCACCACCGTTTCTCAGCGCCTGATTTTTACACCTGACGATTTCAACGAACCAGCCCCGTTGTATTCATCTCTCAAAGCAAAAGATTTATCATTTTATAAATACTACTACTTGTATTCATACGACAGCTTTTTGGAAATGTTAAACAAAGCGTTGAAGGCGTGCTTTGACCAAATTCCCAACAATTATTACACCACGCAGAACAATACGGTGCCGAATGTCGCCGTAGTTATGAGTGATATATCCACGCATCAATTTGTTATCAATGCGCGAGAAGAATTCGACGACAACAACCCAACCGCTGCGCTGAACGGCACATCCAATAAAAAAATACGGCTGTATTTCAACTCGCCGTTGATGTCCTTATTTTCCGGATTTAGAAGCATCATTACGAGCGACAACAAAAACCGAATTCGTATTTATAATTCGGGTGACAATTTCACTTCGTCAAAAACGGTTTCGGGCATAACATATCCCGGTTTCGTCGCAATGATAACAGACATTCCATCCACAAACATATGGAACCCTGTTCAATCGATTATTTTTACATCAGGCACAATACCGGTCAGTCAAAATTTAATTGGCGCAAATCAAGTGTTTCATCCGCCGCAGGGATTTGAAGCGTCCGGTTCCAATAGTGATGTTAGTCCAATCATAACCGATTTACAAATACCGTTTGAGCCTTCCAACAGTTATCGTCCATATATTTATTATGTGCCGACGCCTTACCGCTTGATTGATATGATTTCAAATAGCAATTTGACGGATTTAAGCGTCGAAGTATTTTGGCGAGACAGGTTCGGCGGAATACACCCGTTTGAGTTGCTGCCGTTTTGTTCCGTTTCATTAAAACTTTTATTTCGTCATAAATCATTGGGCGTGTGATTTTTTTTTGTTGGCTTAATATATACAACCAAATTCGATGTCTGCTCCAAGTGACTATTTTTCAACGCTCACCGTTCAAGACGACCGCATTCAAGCCATAACAGATAAAATTCAATATGCTGTTATAAAGGGGGCGTCGTCAAACAACCCCATTCAAAACGCGGCAACAAGTATTTCAACTTCCAGCATCGTGTTCAATCAGCCCATTCCAAGCGAAACAACCATTGTGGACAGACGCATTATGATTAAAACAACCTTTTTGTTTAAGCTTCAAAAAATTGGCGCTAATGCTGCTGCTACCAGAATTTTGTATCCCCAATCTTTCAATTTTGCGCCTTTTCCGCTACATCAACTGACCCAAACATTGTCTTTAACTTTGAACAACACATCAGTTTCCACTCAAATCAAAGACATTTTACCCGCAATGTTGAGATGTATGGATACCGAGGATTTATACGAATATAATTCAATGTGTCCCACAAGTTTTGATAGATACGCGCGATACAGTGACGAAGCTTACGCGTATTATGACAGCACACCGGACAATGCGCCGACAGATGGGGCGGAAGTTAAACATTTGGCTTCAGGCGCAGTAAATAGCTATTCTAATTTTCAAGGTTTCAAAGGGCTGAGAGACGAATTCATTCCAAGAGGCGCATATGCGATTGACGGATATTTCAGTGATGCTGCCGGACAAACCCCACGCACTCAAGAAGAAATCCTTGGTAATGACCAGAATACTCCTTTTTATGTAAAACTTACAACTTTTGAGCCAGTTTTAATCAGCCCACTCGTATGGGGAAAACACAAAGGTCAAGCTGGTATGTATGGCTTACAAAACATTATTTTACAATATACTTTATCAGCAGACGCAAGTCGCGCCATAAGAAGTGTTAATAATATTCAAACGCCCCAATTACAAGCCATTCTCAGTAGTGAAATCCATATGAACTTTTTGACGCCACAAGCCAGCACTTTGCTGAACGCTCGCAATATTTTACCCCATTATCAAATAGACAGACTTGTAAGTTCGTTTCCAAACACCGTTCCCACTGCTTACACTAATGCCAGTGCTGGCGCACCCATTCAATCCCAAACATTTACTTTGAGCGTCATTCCCGATTATATTGTTGTCTATATACGCCCACCAACAAGCAAACTCGCTCATTACAAACCAGACAGTTTCGCTACCATCAGCGGTATCAACATTCAATTCGCAAACACAAGCGGCATCCTTAGCACAGCCCAAATTAATACTTTGTATCAAATCTCCCACGAAAATGGCTACAATGGCTCCTTTTTAGAATGGGCCAATAAAGCATACGGCTCAGGAAACAATCAAACGCATTTGGCGTATTTACCCACAAGTGGTTCCGTGTGTATTTTACGGTTTGGTAAAGACATCAATTTACCGGAATATTGCGCGCCAGGGTGTGTTGGGAATTGGAGTTTAAAAATTGATGTTGTCGCCAAACAGACTTATGTGGGGCAATTCACTGAAGAAGCTTGGAACGCAGCTGATTTCAATCCAAGAGACGCAACAGGACAACCCAGTCTCGGTATGGAACTCAATATTCTTGCCGTTATGAGTGGTTGTATGGTTTTGGAACGCGGTCAATCATCTGTTCATTTGGGTTTGCTCACACGCCAAGACGCGTTAGACGCCAGTAACGCGGAAACAGTCGGTTTTCAAGGTTCTCAAAAACTGGTAGGTAGGGGTTTCTTTGATGGCTTAGGCAGTGTTTTTGGAAAAGTAAAAGACTTTGCGAGCAATGCTCTAGGAACCGTAAAACAGATGGCTCCATTGATAAAAATGGGGGCAAACGCCCTGGGAAAACCTGAAATCGCCAACACAATGACAAAAATTGGCTTGGGACGCACAGGCGGCGCGGACTATTCTGGGAACAACTTGTCCCATAGAATTGCTTGAAACGATTAAGGAATAATTTTATTGAAAAAAATGTGTTTATTTTCCAATAAAAAATATTGTTATATTATATACAACAACAAAAATCATTAAAATGTATAACACGCGTATGAACAAATCTAATCGTGAGGAAATAATGAAGGTCTATCAAACTCATTTAAAAAACCTAATGGATTTAGAGGACGGCGAGCACGAAATAAGAAAAAAGAAACTTCAAGGCGGATTTTTACCAATGCTTTTACCGATTGCGGCTGGGCTTTTGGGGAATATGATGGGAAAAGGGCACACAAATCAACACGAACAAAACAAAGAGGGCTACGCCAGAGATGAAGGCGTTGTGAATGTTATGAAAAAAAGAGGGCGACCTCCAAAAAAACCTATGGAAGGTTCGGGGATTATATCCAATTTGGGAATTCCAGGTATCAGTCAAATTGCGGGATTAATCGGGCTGGGAAAAACGGGCGCTGGAAAAACGGGCGCTGGTCACGCAACAGCCGTCATCAAGCCAAAAAAGACATCCGCTTGGATTGAGTTTGTTAAAAAGTATTCAAAAGACAAAGGAATTCCATACAAGCAAGCTTTAAGTGAAGCAAAAGCGCATTACAAAAAATAATAAAATGTTTCATTAATAATATACAATCAACGCATTATTATGAATGAAGCAGTTAGAACACGACAGTATCGAGAAGTTATTGACGCAGAAAAAAACATTTCGCGGCAAATTTACAACCTGTATCAACGACAAGAAACCGCATATAATGAGGGTATTCCATCCATCCGCAATCAAAATCAATTGGCTCCAATAGCGGGTGTTATTGAAGCCGTATCTGCTTTTCAAACCGAGCTTCAAAATTTGATGAACAGTGCGGCAAACAGTTATTTTCAATTTTCCGCCAACAACTTTGTCCCTGTTGTGAAAACATTTAATTCGCTGGTATTTGCCCTGCGCAGCATTCAAAATATTTACAAGCGCGATGTTCAAATCAAGTATGAGGTTGATAAGTTACTGAAACCCGTTATAGATTTAATACAAAGTTTGGCTTCGCAGCTCGCATACGACCCTGCGGTTTCAAATCGGTTATTTCAAATGAAGACAAACTTACAATCAAAAGTGTATGAGCGAATTGATTACAATGTGGGAAAAAGGAGAGTAATAAGGGTGGAAGAAGAAGACGGCTCTGAGAAGGATATCGTTGGAACATTCCAACCAGGAAGTGAAGAAAAAATGGATACTTTTCAACAACCCATTCAGTATGACCCTGTAAGCAACGACCCGTTTTTGGGACGAGAACGACTTAAACCAGAAGTTCCCGCGACCTTTGAAGGATTGGATGTTGCTGGGGTTGATTTAACGGATGCGGATAGGGCGGCACTCAAGGGCTGGGTGGATACGACAAAAGCTATAGAAGCCGATTTGTTAGATTTTTCAACACCCATTCCCGAAAACTTACAGGAGGAATTGGGAAGAATGTATGGTTCATTCGAACCAAAACTTTTGAAGTTGTTGGAAGCAAACAATTTTGGATCACAAAAAATTGAACAAATCAAGAAATTGTATAACCTTAAACAAGAAGGAATAGAAAAAGAAAGAGAAAGAAGACAACAGGAACGAATAGAAAGAAGAAGAGCAAAATTTCGACGACAACGAGAGGCTAAAAAAGAAAAAAGGCGACAGAAGGCTGAAGAAGAAGAGCAAGATGATTTTGAGGACGATAGTGTATCGGCTACCTTTTCTCCTGTTTTCCAGCGTTCAGCACTAATAAAGACGCCTTACGATACAGTGAGTTCGCAACGAATAACTCGACAACGAAAAACGCCCATTCTATCATTGGCTACGGATTTTAGCCCACAACTTGCTGAAAGCAGCTACACGTCTTCTCTCCCCTCCCCTGGTTCAAGACCAAAACAAATTCCTGAAATGAATAAAGAGGAACTTCAAAGAATGCTAAGATCGGGGGCTTTTGGGCCTAAAGTGTATACACAACAACTCAAGAACGATTTGTTTTTTGGAAAAACTTCGAATTGGGACGCCTGGACATCAACTTTGAAAAAAATGTATAGAGAAGACCCCACACGTGTGGTTAATTATTTGAACGAAACATACGGAACGAGTTTCCCAAGTCCAGCACAGCCGATTTCTTCAGCCGCTTCTGCTTCGGCGTCAGCAAGACCAGGGAGACGGAAGCAACGTGCGCGCACACCTGTAACAGGTATGAGATTATTGGATTAATAGTTCATAAACACATTGTTTATTTGATTTCAATCGTCAAACAAATAATGTCTTTTCCGTCCCTTACGATTTACATCATCAATCCGTTATCAGTTACATTTACAGGATTTACAATACGGTAGGTTCCGTCATCGCAAACCACGACATCAGTCAATCCATTCACGATTGCCGGCTTCTTGGTTTTATACTCGCCGTATTTTGAATTGAAAAGTTGTATAATGTCGTTGTCTATTTGAGGCAGAATATCCGCTAAATTCGCCATATCCGTTTTGATAAAATTCACCATTTCTTTTGCCGGAATGCGCTGCTCCCGTATCAGTCTCAACTCAATTTGAATTTTTTTACTGAGTGCGGAATAACTTAAGCTGCCCATTCGATGTTGCGTCGCCCTTTGAGCAAGTTGAAAAAATGATTGAATGGATTTTAACAATCCAACAAAAACCGAACCGACACCTAAAATAATGTTCATTCGGTCGTATTGAAAGTCAAGACCCATTGTAAAACCGATACAGCCGCTTAACACAATGACCGGAATATCCAAAGCATTGCTTCTCAAATTATACTTCTCGTAGGACAAGTTGTGTAAAATACTTAAACACTCGCTTTCCTCGGCTTGTTCTTTGAGCAATTTTTCTAAGGGAGCGTTGAAATCAATTTGTGTCGTAGTCATATACTAATATGCTTGGTTTTTTTTGTATGAAAAACAATGGGTGTAAAAACCAGAATAAAACATCACCCATATAATATATACAGGTTTTTTTCTTATATGTTAAACTTTGAAAATGAAGGCACCCGAATTTGTAGAATTGCGGACAGCAAAAAATACATTAATAAAACAATCAGCGTGTATGGCGATGACGATGACGGATTTAACGAATTAACACTGCCGGATAACGACGCGTCTTACTTTCAAATTGTTCCAACAAACAAAGAACGAACGGTTCAATTCGTGTGTGGTTCCAGTGGAAGTGGAAAAAGTTATTTCACCGCACAGTATGTGAAAGAATATCGCAAAATGTTTCCTGAAAGAAGCGTGTATTTGTTTTCAGCGATGCCGAAAGACGACAATTTTGATAAATTAGGATATGTAAAGAGATTGAAAATGGACGACACCATCGTCAGCGACCCGTTCTATGTCGGCGATTTTGAAAAATCCCTGGTCGTGTTCGACGATTGTGACACTTTGAAAAAGGGTATGCGAGACGCGTTATACATTTTGCGTGATAAAATACTTGAGCTCGGCAGGCATCTGTCGATTGATTGCGTTTTTTTATCCCATTTGTGTAGCGGTCTTGAGCTGCGCCGCGTTTTGAATGAGAGTATGATTATCACAATGTTTCCCGCAAATTTCAACAGGCAATATAAATACCTTCTGGAAAATTATTTGGGGTTGGAAAAAAAACAGATACAGCGTGTAAAAAAAAGCAGAAGCCGTGCCGTGTCGTTTGTGAGAAGCTTCCCCAATGTGGTGATTGAACACAAAAATATACGCATAGCCACAAACGATTTGGACTGATTTTTTTTGTGAGTAAAACAATATAACAAGAGAATGGAAATGCCCCAACTTCAAAAAATGGACAAGAAAGCATATCAAAAAACAACAAAAAGGGATTGGTTCCGTTGGGCGCGAGAGCAGATGAAATCGTTTTGGACAAGGGAAGATGCTCACAGATGGGGTGAAGAGTATGACTTAGACCCTGACGATGACCACAACGAAACTCATCACTTAAATTTGATTAATAAATACAAATACGCAATCAATACCTACTTGCGAATTTCAGCTACTGACGGGGCAAACCGCTTTAATGATGATGACCTGCCCACAACCCCGCGGGGAAAGCCTCGCATTCCTGAACGCCAAATAATAAGTATGGTGTTGAACCACTGGGCTCAGAGTAATTCTAACGCACCCAACCAGTTTCGCGACATAGGAGAATACGATGAATTTGTAACATTGAATGAAAAACGAAAAAGATACCATAAGGCGTTTGAAGAGCTCGGTGGAAAATGGGGGAAACATTTTGCTCGTTCCACACACGATAACGAGTATGATAAATTGGCAGACAGTAAAACTCGTTATCCAGACAGTAAAACTCGTTTAAGGGGTTCTGGGTTGATTGATTGGATGAAAAAAAAGTATCAAAGTTTTACGGCACCAACGCCACAACCGCAACAACCGCCACAACCCGTTCAACAACCGCAACCTCAGCCCCAGCCTCAACCCGTCATCATTCCGCCAAACCAACCATTACCCCCCGAAATTCCTTCCACAAATATTCTCCAGCAAATTGCGAGTAATGCTTACAAAGAAAGCCCCCAGCAAGTGGAAGGTTTTAACTTGTTGGAACAAACACCCACCGTAAAATATTATCGTTCGGCGACGAACCCGCAACTGTTTGTTTTTGGCGTCCGCGGAACCGTTGTTGAAGACAAAAATGATAGGAGTGCCGACTTGAGTTTTAATGAAGGAATTGTCGGCAACAATTTAAAAAAATCGGCAAGATACATAAAAGATAAAGCGGACATTGAAGGATTTTTGAGACGGTATAATTTGGACGGGAGCGAATTCATTGTTGGCGCCGCGCACTCACTCGGTGGCGCAATAAACGATGAATTATTACACGATGGACTAATTGATTACGCCGTAAGTTTTAATCCCGCCGTTCAACCAAAAGATGTTAATTTTACACAATTTCACAGGCGGATATACTTGGACAAAGACCCGTTGTATCAATCAATGGCGCGAAACAATGTGAAAAACAACATTGAAGTTCGTCAAACCAAAGCAACAACCGGTTCCAACATTTTAAGCGCAATCAATTCCAATTTGGGGACATTGTGGCAAACGAAAGGAGCCCACAGCATTGATAATTTTGTGGGGGGCAGAAAAAAATGTTCGTGTGACGAAAAACGCAAATATGACGAAGAAACAAATGTGTGGGTGGGTAAGGGTGAATGTATGTGTCCAAAAAATTACAACCCCGTCGTGGGAAAGGACGGAAAGACATATAATAACAGATGTGAGATGGGGTGTGCGGACAGAAAATTCGATGAAACTGAAAACAGGTGGGTAGGAGGCGCGCAATATTTTTCGTTTTACGAACCGGATAGCAGCGAATTGATGTTTGCCCAAGAACTACAACCACAACGGTGTAATTTCAAATTGAAAAACAGAAACTTGTGTAAAAGAAAGCAGAATATTGGGACGGAATATTGTTTTCAACATCTGCCCAGTTATATGAAGCTGAAAATAAAGGATACCGACGATGGACGAGGTAAGGGAGTGTTTGTTGTTGGGCAACCTCCGCAAATTATTTTCAAAAAGGGCGACATTATCGCAAAATACAATGGGGAAGAAATTGACCGTGATGAATTGATGCGCAGGTATGGTGAATTTACCGCGCCATATACGGTTCAAGCAGAGGAGGATTATGTTGATGCCGCTGCTATAAGAGGCGTTGGAGCAATGATTAACGCCGTAAAACGAGGCGAAATAAAAAATTGTATTCTTGCTATGGTAAAAGACATCAGTGACGATAAAATAGATGATTGGAATGAAGTAAATCCAAGAAACATTATTTTACAAAATGATGTGGTTGTTATGGCTACGAAGAATATAAAAGCAGGAGCACAGCTTTTACTGAATTATGGAGACGCTTACGAATTCCAAGAAAATCACACAACGGGCACAAAAAAACCAAAAGAAACTCACGGAATAAACATAAAAAACGGGTTTTACGCGGCACCACAAAGAAATTCTGCGGCTGAACAACCTGTTGTAAAACAAAAGGCAAAAAAGGTAAAACAAACAAACACAAAACGAAAACGCACAAGAATTTTGTATAATGATATAAAAACAGAGTTCAGGAGCGAAAACGACTTGAAGAAAACGAACATCAAATGTTTTTATAAAATTCCAATGAATTTATGGGTCGCGCCGTTTCTTGCTGGTTTACAAAACTATATTGGGGCAGCGAGTGAAGATTTTGCGATTATCCACACGGGATATTGGGGGGGATATGAAGATGAAAAGGTGTGGAATGTGGAAGATAATGTGCTGCCGATTATGAATACACTTGACTTATATATGACCCCAACGCAGTCAAAGATGAAAACCGATGCTTTTTTAAATGATAAATCTCATATGTTTCATCCAAATCAGTCAGGCGACTTAATGAGCTGGGATGAAATAGCAGAAGAAGTTAAAGCCGGCATAGGAGACGAGCAAAAAGCTATATTCTTTTGTGTTAATATACAACCATTTGACCCGGTAAAAATCAAGGAACAAAACCATTCGGGATTGCTCATTTACGACCGCGACGAAAAAACTCTCTCGTTTTACGACCCAATGGGCGCAGAAACAAACAATACCGAGCTTAAAAAATATTACAACAAAGATTATTACAACAAACAGCAACTTGAAAAATATCACGGCATTTTTAAAAAAATCGCATCGAGATTAGGTTGCCGTTTTCGCACATCGTATGATACTCACAACCAACAACTGCTCGGGTTCCAAACAAATGAATTAACAGACAATAGCATCAAAAATGGTTGTATGTGGTGGGGTTTTTATATGTATTACACCATTGTAGATGCGTATGCTAACGGCAGAGAAACTCTGGAAGAAATCATAAACATTCACTACGATGCCGAAGAAAGTATTGTGTCCTTGTTCAAAAAAGCTGTTTTTAGAATTGTAAATATGATAAACAAAGAAGTTGAAAACCAAAACATTGTTGGTGTGTCGTCCCCTTTTATACCTAAGACAACAAACACAAAAGAGCGGGATAAACGATTGATTGAAGACAGCGTCAAAGTTGCTAAATTTTACGGCACTCTACAGGAATAAGACAATGAAAAAAAAATGTAAAAAACGGTGGGAAACTGCTTACTTTTTTTTGCTCTTCTTGGAGGGCTGCGCATCTTTCGCAGCATCTTCCCTAATCTTGTCGCAAATGTAATCGTTGTAGTCGCTTGGAGTTCTTATGAAGAATGAATAAGGAATAATAATTCTGTTCATAATATTCTGTTCAAATAATAAGTGTTCTGCCCTAGAGTATAGGTTGAAATGCTGCCGACAAACATACCCACTTGGCTCAACAATCAAATCAGTCCAACCGAGATGAACCCCCCTTTTTGAATAAAAAATGTCCAGGTATCCGCCATCGTGATTTTTTTTGAGAGAGGCGTAAAGCCAATCACCCCTTTTCCATCCACTGACAGCCTTGAGTTTTTCCACCCACATCATATTCAGTCGGTCTCCAATTCTTGGGTCTTTCTCTTTCTCCATCAACTTTGTAAGTGCCTCGTCTTTGTCAGCCCATAAAATCCTTAGTCTCTTCGGGGGCTCATCTACATCTTCGTCAACGCTAGGACCAACGTCGTATTGTTCCTCGTCAAAGACATCAAAGATTAGCGCTGACATCAACCCATCGCCACTCAACCTGTCACTTTTTCGTTTTGGAGCAGGACCGCCGCCGGACATTTTTTTTGACACGCGTATTCAGCCTTTGAACGCGGCACTTTAAGAGCAGCACCCAACTGACACGCTGTCAACGCGGAAAACAAAAAAATAACGGCTGGACGTGTGTATTCAAATTTATATACCGCTTTTCTGTTGTGAAAATCTGTGTGAGTGTGCCAGTATCCTTGGGACTGGGCCGGTGTCGTGAGATGTCGTGTGATGTGTGTCGTGTGATGGTCGGGTGATGTGTGTCTTGTGATGTGCCGTGTGTGATGGAATTATTGCCCAATTGAAAAAGACGCAAGCGAGAGAGCGCACGCAGTTCAAAATGGCAACTTACGCTCCAAAAACGAAAGCAGCAAAGGAAAAGGAACTTAGTTCCCTTGAAATCAAGCTGTTGGAAAAAAAACAAGAAAGCGCCCGCGCGCTTGCTGAACAGATGCGTCAGGTTGTTCTTCAGGAATATGATGAGCTCGTGAAAGCCGGAAAACAAGAAGAGGCGGATGCTTTGAGAGACGAATATCCAAAGCATTTTCCGGAAAGAGACTTCAAAGGGTTGTATCAAAAATGGAAAGAAGCCATTATCAATCGGTCCCAGCGCGAAGAGATGCTCTCAGTTGTGACGAAAAAGGTCGAAAAGCTTCAACGCGACATTGCGGACAAAAGTCAGGAAGTCGAAACGTTTCAAAAACTCATTCAGGCTGACAAAAAGGCTATGGAATTTTGTTCTGGGATGGTTTTCAAACAGCCTTCCCACAGCATTGCCGAATGCGAGGCGGCTATCGCAAAAGCCGCCGTTGAGCACCATCGCAGCATCAAGGAGAGAAAGAAGAAGATTGAAAGGGAAAGTCGTCGCGTGGAAAAGGAAAGCCAAGAACTGGAAATTTCCGCAATGAAGAGCGAGAGTGACGCCACGGATGATGAAGGTATCCTGTTTCGTGATATGAATTTGAGCACGCCAACAAGCGCATCGTCTCATTAGGTGTTGAAGCTCTCGTCAAAGGTGGCGGACCCGTTCGCCCAGGTATTGACTGACTATCGCTGTCTTGGACAACGCATCGTGTTGGTTCATTGTATTGATTTGAGTTTATCAAATTTGTGTTCCTGATAGTAAAATGTCTTGAATGAATATATATAATGAGCAAACCACAAAACCGGTTGAAGGACGCGAGAAAGTTGATAAAAAACAAGGAAATTATAAAAGTGTTTCCAAGACGACGGGTCGAACAGAGCGGATTGGACCACATTTGGACAATGGACATTGGCGGACCACATTTTACATCTAATCAAGCCAAATCAACAACAAATAAACTCAATCAAGAAGACACGATTGCCGACAAAATATTGTCCATATTAAACATTGATACGGAACAAATTGGTGAAAACTACGACGAAGCAAGGCGAAATATACGAGCAAAATTGAATGTTTTTTTTACAGAAACAAACGATGTTCAAGAAAACCTTTTAAACAGTTTTAATGACGACCCCGAATTGCGAGCTGTTGCGACGGGTTATTTTAAACTTAATCAAACAAAACCTCAGCTTCTTGAACGGTTGGCTCAAACATCGGCAAAGGTAATATTTCCAGGTCAAAAAACGCAAAAACGACAAACAACAAAAAGCGATTTGGTAAAAAACGGAAACTTTAATTATGTATTGTATGTGCTTGATATTTTTAGTCGGTTTTTATGGACACAACCTCTCAAAACAACAAAACCAGATGAAGTCAAGCAAGCGTTTATAAAAATATTGGAAAAATCGTCTCGGCGACCAAGAGCATACATTTGGACGGATGAAGGCGCCGAATTTGATAACATTTTACCATTATTACCGATTGAAGATGAAATAAAAAACAGACGTGTTGCGTTGTCGGTAATTAACGATGATACAGCCGATAACTTTGACACGTTACCATTTCAAACAAAAAATACGGACGGGGAGCCCGTTGTTTATGAGCCGTTTGAAGGAAAAAATCATCTCAATAAAAGACCACCATTCATTGATAAAGTTGAGCAATACCACACACATTCAAAAAATAAAGCTGTTATGGCGGAACGCGTCATCAAAACAATACAAGATATGATGGAAGTTATGCCTGAAATATTACAACCTACACGACCAAAATGTTTTAACATTAAGTTGTCGTTAAACGGTGTGAGCCGTGAAAACATAAAAGAATACGAGCAGGCATTGATTGATGAAGGAACTTGCCCGTTTTTTAGTGATTGGAGTGTTATCAAAGATATGACGATGTTGGAATACGCGACGCACCGATACAACAACAATTTTCACAGGTCATTAATAATACAACGCGAACAACAGAGACCAATAAAATTTACCCCCACATCGGCATCAATGCCCGAAAATGAAAGCGAATTATTGGAGCACTTTTATAAAACATCGTTTGTGCCACAAGGGAAAAAAGAGTTTATTATTGGCGATGTTGTTCGTGTGGTATTGGAAGACAAAATCAAAAACAAAGGGCAGCTTATTTGGAGCCCCGACAAGTATAAAATTGCTCAAATCAAGCCAACTCATCCCATAACATATAAAGTGAGACCGGAAAACGGGGGCGCTTTATTAAAACGCTCGTTTTACACGCAGGAGATTTGGAAGGTGGAGCGTCTAAATTAAATGAAGTAAGCTTTATTTATTTTCATCAAAGAGTGAAAAGCAAACATTCTAATCACTGACCGCCGCGGGCTCTCTTCTCTCTGGCTTCGGGGTCGGCAGAGTGAAGCTTGCGGATTTGTCCATCAAAACCGACCACGCACTTGACCGACGTCTTTTTTTCACCTTTGGCTGAGGTGAATTCTTCAACCTTGAGCTGTCCCGAAACAAAGACCATATCGCCAGCTTTCAAGTGTTCTTTCGCGAACGAAACACAATGAGCATTGACAACGCTGACGTTGAACCAATCCGCGTGTTTTCCTTTGCTGTCGCTTGAATTCACGCAAATGCTGAAGTTAGCAAATTCGTTCTTGTCCTTAGACACAATTTCCGGGTCTTTGCCGAGATTTCCAATGAGGTTGAGCTGGTTCATTCTGTTGAGTGAAAGAATTGATGAATGCGTGTTTCGCGAGGCGCTTTTGTAGCAGGAACGCCTCTACACACGAACGCCACCACACATCACACGACGTCACACGACACATCACAGGACACAAAAAAAAATACCGCAAAAATGTGTATTTTAAAACTGAAAATACGGTATTAATTTTACGACCCACATTTAGGGAACATTTGAACTGCCGGGTCTGGGCAGTGCGCGTTACGCGCGCGCGCATACAAACAATGTCGGTAGGCATATAAGAACTAAACGACGTTATAAAATATATAAACCAAATCAATATATGATGAACCAATCATTGATTGAACAAATTCAACGTTTCAGCTTAGACGGCGCTTTATACACACCCAGCATCACAGAACGCTTGCGAGGCGGGGCGTTACGAGCACAGCCACATTTTAGTGTGGGACGAATTGTATTCTTTTCAAGAGCCGAACACAAAG